CCTGAAGAACTTGCTTAGGTAGTAAAAGAAATAGTCTCTATATAGTATTAATCCGTTCAAACAGCCATTCCGAACGGTTCAAAGGCAAAAATCTTTTTACTTAATTAAAACAGTTAAATAACAGCCTAAATAGCGCACAGGGACTGTACGGGAAAATCTTTATGGGAGATACTATATATAATTTACTACAGATTTAAACAGTCTAGGGTCAGAAATATCTGCCCCCAGTACTGACAGAACAGGTGTCTATACTGTACAGGGTGATACTGGACTGTAGTCTATCCGCTCGACCATGTCTCGCCCCCAGTTCTATTTATAATATAACTGTAGAGTGCTGGCTAATAAATGAAATTCTATAGCCTTGGCAATGGTCAACCCCTCACCAGTCGGTACGCCAGCCGATGCTAGCGTGTCTAAAGCCACGCTGTGCATGCTGTTCGCCCTTGCCTAATCGCGGAACTCTCTGGGCCGTTGCGCCGTTGGCGCGGGCATATCGTAATCGCACTTGTCAAATTGGCAAGCCTGCCAATTGTCCACCTTGAGCGTCTGCCTATTCGGCAGACAGGTGTAGAGTGACAAGGCGATTTACGAATAGCCCGAAAGATTGGTGGCTAGCACCAACCCAAAAGAAAGGAAAGACCAATGTCTGATGAACTGACTGTCTCCAACCCATGCTACCAGTGCATGATTCAGATGGAACTATGCGTGGACTGCCAAGACCTACGCGACTCACGGGCGACTGACTTCGCCCATGACATGGTAGATGAAGGCAACCTTATCTACCCCAACCAATGGCACAGCATCACTGAGCCAAGTGGTCATGAGTGGATAGCGCCCACCACTTTGGGCACATGGTATGACCCAAAGGCTGAGCGCGAGGAGTTCGTTGAACCTATCACCAACCTATCCGATAGGTTCTTTGAACTGATTGTGGACTTAGGTCCACATGAGATGGTCTGTCAAGACTGTCGAATGGTATGCAACAAGCACGCTGTATGTCCAAGTTGTAACTAACAAACCAAGCAGACCTGCTCTGAACAAGTGCAGGAGCAGGTCTGCACAACAACACTACCAACAGAAAAGGAAACAAAATGAACACAGTCACATTCAAGAACAGCGTTATCAAGAATGTTGTTGACCGCAATGGTTTCTACACAGCAACCATCAACGACTACGAACAACTACCAACAGGGCGCATGATTTGCTCTGACTCCACTCGAGTAGTTATCTTCGACGAGAAGGTAATCTCAGAACTTCGAGCACTCAACTGGCTCGATGACCAAACCGCATACATCAACGCAGAGGGAATCGGTAACACTCGATGGGACCGTCGCCCAAACATTGACAACAAAGACCGCAAGCCAGGTCTCAAGCAGGTAGTACTAACTGCAGTTACACAAGCATAAAGACACAGGCAGGTGGGGGCTTAGGCTCTCACCTGCCTTCCCTTTTTTTGGCAAGGCCAGTAACATCAACGGACAGTAGCGAGTTCATTATCTAACCAGAAAGGTAACAAAATGTTATTAGATTCCATGACAATGTTAGCAATCTTGATAGCCTTGACTACAAGTATTGCAGTTATTACACTAGCCATTAGGCAGAACATGTTGTTAATGAAAGAGAATACAAATCTGCGCCGTGCTTTAAGAACGGAAAAGCAGGCGCGTAGTAATTACTATTACATAGACCCAGATGTAGCGAAGGAGGACCTATGGACAACCAAGTAAAGTATGCAATCCACAACTGCCACTCATGTGGCATGGATATTTTAGTAGATGTAAATAGAACCAGCCCACGAAACTACTGCAGCCCATGTGCATGGGCAAAGTTAGGAGAAACAAACTATGTCGTACACAGTTCATGAGATAGCGGACTTAAATGAGTCCATTGATACAGCAATAGCATCAATCAAAAAAGCCAACGCTATCCTCGAAGAGATGATGGCGACTGGACGAATCTATGTGGAAGGAGGAGAAGAATGACACTAACAGCCAAAGAAATATCAGCAATCAAAACTGCAGCATCTGATTATGCAAAGCGATTCTTGGGTCGTAAGTACCATGAAGAATACACAGAACTGTACCAAGCCTACTGCCGTAATCGTGGAGTAGAAACTAGAAGTACATTTGCATTAGTAGATGAACGACTACTAGTTAAGGAGTAATAATGGGTTACGAACCACCACTAGAAGATGACATAGCACTAGACAAAGATGAAGTAGAAGAAGAAGATACAGGAGAACCAGATAGGATGTGGGGAGATGAATGACATTACATTCCTACCTCTCACACCATTACAGTCCTGGGTCTTCCTCATTACAGTTTTCTATATCCTCTACAGATGGGTTACTAAATGAAGAAAGTATTCGCACTACTTACAACATGGTATGTAGCATTCTTATCGCTACTACCATGGCACATGCCAATAACAAATGCACACACAGAACCAAAACCTACAGAGATGAGCGAGTTTCATTGGACTCCCCGTGCTCTGAAGTTATATGCAAAACAGTTCATGCGAATGGCCTATCCCGAGTGGAACTTGTCTGAGCATCGTGCTCTGATGAAACTATGGGGCAAGGAGTCAGCATGGAATCACAAAGCACAGAACCCAAACAGTTCTGCATTTGGTATTCCACAACTGTTAAACCTTGACCCAGAAACGCCAGCCCCGCTTCAGATTGAGCGGGGGCTGGGCTACATAATGCATAGATATGACAGACCATCAGTTGCATGGAGACATTGGAGAGAACATGGCTGGTACTGAAATCTATAATGTATGCATAGTCTTTAATGTTCATGCAACAAATGATGATGATGCACTAAGTACAGTAAGAGAATATCTACCAACAAATACATACCCAATTGAATGGGCATGGATATACACAACAAAAGAAAAGGAAAGCAAATGACAGTAACAGTAGAAGAAGTACAAAACTATCTTACTATTCTTACAGATGAGAATGGTAAAGAAGCACCACTGTTAGAGCAGCGCAAGCGTTTAACAGATGCAATCTATACACAGATTGATTCAGGCGAAGCGCCAGACTTCGACCACATTGCAGAGATAACAGCAGGTATGTTAAGAGATATACAGTTGCGTGACTTTATGTTAGGTCTGCCATCTGAGCGTCCGATTGCAGCAGTTAATACATACCTTGCATGCTTCATGGATGTAGTTCCAGGTGAGTTCATCGCACCAGTTGCTAGTGTATTGGCTGCTAACTTGTATTCAATTGAGGATACATCAGCAAAAGATGTGCTATCACAGGCGCTAGAGAACAACCCAAGTTATTCACTAGCCCAGTTACTTAACCGTGTATTCAATTCGGGCTGGCCTGCAGGTGCGTTCGTTGCTATGACATACGAACTACACCCAAAGGTTAAAGAAGGAATGGGTATCTAAATATGACAAACACTACAGCAGATGTAGTAAAGAACCGTTCAGCCTGGATTAAGGCTGGCGTAGCAGTAGAAGCAACTAGTGCAGCACAGGTAGCACAACAAGCAGGACTTAACTGGACTGTTGGATTATCTGAGATGCACACATCCGACTTCTTGCATGTACCAAAGAAGCAAGCAGTTGTAAAAACACACGACGGAAAAGAGTCAGTCATTGGTGTAGTGGGTAACAAGTACAAAGTCTTTCAGAACTCTGAAGTCTTTGGCTCACTAGATGGATTGATTGATTCAGGCGAGGCTCGCTATGCAGCAGCAGGTGAGTACGATGACGGAGCAAAAGTATGGATGCTCATGTCATTACCAAGAGAGATGGAAATCAAGGGCGACCCACATGCTGCCTTCTTACTAGCCAAGACTAGTCATGACGGGTCATCATCAGTAGTACTACGCCCTATCATTGAGCGATTGTTTTGTGCCAATCAAATCAATCGTATCTTTAGAGCCAAGAACAAAGCACATACCTATACGCTGCGTCATACACAAAACGCAGTGCTATCAGTATCTGATATGCGAAACCTTCTTGACCTAACCTACTCAAGCATTGATATGTATAGCGACCTGGCTAACCATCTCATGCAACGTGAGTCAGACATCAACAGAGCAACAGCCTACTTCAAAAAAGTATGGGCATTGCCAACCAAGATAGAGAACGCACCGCTGCACCTACTATCCAAGGGTGAGAAGAACGCTAAGTCCCGTGCTCTCAACGCACGGCAGAAAGCGTTTGCTATCTACTCAGATAGCCCAACGCAAGAGAACATTCGCGATACAGAGTTTGGTTTGTGGCAAGCAGTTGTAGAATATGCTGACCATTACTCTCAGAAAGATGCTAGTATTGCTACCCTAGCAGGGCGCAATGATGGCATCAAACTACGAGCACTAGAATTACTTTCTATCTAAGGAGAATGATGTACTTAAATCCAATCACAGTAGACGCAATAACCTACAACTTCACAGAAGAATCACTCAAAGAACTAATTAAGAGTGAGGCTACTACTAAGTTGAGACTAGAATCAGTCTCACTTGAAGCACAAGAAGCATATAGAAAGATTGCAACTTTGCGTGGCAAGGTGTATGATTTCTTTTCAGAAGCATTTGATGATGGTTCAGATGAAGCAACAGTTAATCGTGACGACGTTAACGAATTGCTTGAAGCAATCGGTTCAGATGTACTCACTACAACCTGGTCAGCAACTGTAGAGATTACAGTTACTGTTACTGGTATCAAGGCTACCTCCCCTGAGGAAGTTGAAGATATCATTACGGACAACATCGAAGTCAGCGGCTACGACTTAGAGTTGCACGACCCAGATGTACGAGTGCAAGACATCGAACGCGAATAACCAACATCAGCAGCGCTATCTAACGCATAGGAGTTTGTTCATTTCTACTATGTGTTAGACTTGGGGATGGGTGGTCCCGCCATCTGCGAAACACGGGACACTAAACAAGGAGACAAATGCCAACAGAAATAGTAAGAGATAGATACGGTAGACCAATGGTTGTACCGCCTAAGGGTGGCGCTCCAGTTGCATACACCCGCGCCACTACAATAGCCAACAGTCTTGATGATGCGTCAGCATTGACAGCATGGAAGATGAGGATGGCTGCAATAGGTTTAACAAGCAGACCAGACTTGTTACTAGCAATAGGTGTAGCAGCAGAAGATAACAAGTTAGTTAATGCATACATTGAAGAAGCCATGGATGCAGCAGGTGCAAGTAAAGCAGCAACAATAGGCACAGCCATACACGCACTAACAGAAAAGTTAGATTTAGGATTAGACTTAGGTCCAGTACCAGAACAATGGATGCCAGACATCAAAGCCTACGAACAGGCAACCAGTATATTAACTAACCTATTCATTGAACAGTTCACAGTTCTTGATAAGTTTAAGATTGCTGGCACACCAGATAGAGTTGTTGAGTACAAGGGTGAACGATTCATTGCTGACCTTAAGACAGGTCGCATTGACCATCCAAATAATATATCAATGCAGTTGGCTATCTATGCCAACGGCATGCCGTATATGGTGGACACGGCAAGCCGTGGCACATGGGGCGACATCAACAAAGATAAAGCAATTATAATTCATGCCCCAGCAGGGACAGGAACATGCAAACTAGTATGGATTGACATCAAAGAAGGATGGAAAGGTGTACAGTTTGCAATGAAAGTAAGACAGTGGCGTGACCAAAAGGGTCTAGCCACTCCATTTGAGCAAGGAGAAGATAGTGCCTAGCACAGAAGCACCAATCAGTATCACAGTAAAGACACCAGCAGGTAGTCTTGTAACAGTCCGCGCAGAAAGCGGAGATGAACTAGACAACATCATTGCATTATCAGTGCATGCAATTGCATCAGCAGCACAGGAACTAGAGTCCGCAGTACGCGGTACTCCAGCCCCAACAGCACAGTCAGTAGCAGCAGCGTTCAATGGCAACATCATTGAAACAGGAACAACAATTCCTGCCCAAGAATATGCACCAGCACCAACTCAAATCATTGGTGGACGCAATTGTCCACACGGTAAGATGACTGCAATTCAAGGTATGGGTAAAGATGGTAAGCCATACAAAGGTTGGTTTTGTCCAGCACCTAAAGGTGCTTTCGACAAGTGTAAGAACCAATACGTAACAGTTCAGTCACCTGAATGGAACACCTTTGTTCCAGAACAGATTAAGTGAAGACCCTCAAACGCTCTATAAATAAAGCAGAGGTGGGTGGCGAACCATTGCCACCTGCCTTTGCTGCATTTGAAAGGGCTGGTATTATTCTGCGTCGAGCAGAAGTAACTGTAATCGCTGGCACTCCAGGTGCAGGCAAGTCATCAGTTGCATTGTCTATTGCTGCAAAAACAAAACATCCGACACTTTACTTTTCAGCAGATACCAATGCACATACAATGGCTATGCGTTTGATTGCCATGACTGGCAAGATGACACAGACAGCAGCAGAAAGTTTGCTAAAGAATAACCCAGACAAGTCACATGAAATACTGCAACTCAACAATCATTTGTTCTGGTCATTTGAATCTAGCCCTACACTCAAGGACTTAGATGATGAAGTCTCAGCCTTTGAAACTGTATGGGGTAAGAGTCCTACCTTGATTGTGGTAGACAACCTAATGGATGTAGCAATGGATGGGTACGATGAGTTCGGTGCAATGCGTGCCGTTATGAAAGAACTTAAGTACCTAGCCAGAGATACCAACGCAGCAGTGTTGGTACTACACCATACTAAGGAGGGTTTT